AAATCAAAGACTTTCCTGAGATGCTTGAAAAACGACCGCTTGTTTGCTTTACTGATACAGATAAGAAGTTGGTTGTACTTGGTGGCAATATGAGATTAAAGGCAGCAAATGAACTCGGATTGAAGAAGCTCCCTGTAATTCTTGCAGACGATTGGACTGAAGAACAGAAAGCTCAATTCCTGATTAAAGATAATGTTGGATTTGGTGAGTGGGATTTTGAATCACTTGCCAATGAATGGGATGTTGAGCAGTTGGAGGATTGGGGGTTGAATATTCCTCAGTTTTCAACCGATGTTGATTACTCCATACTTGACGATGAAGATGTTTCAAAGCAACTTGAAGAAATGACTGATGGTGTTAAGAAAGCTATACAGATTGAATTTGAAGCAGAGCATTATGAAGATGCTTATGCACTGGTTAAGTTTTGGAGAGAACGTGAAGCATACGTCGGAGGTATGATTATGGAATACTTGAAAGCTGAAAAGGAAAAGATATGAAGTTGAACAAAGCTGAAATTAATGGTATTCAATTTTACCATCGTAAAGGGATGTCTGACCTTAAAACATTTGAGGAGGTTTTGGGTAACGAAGTTTATTTTAAAAAAGGGATGACTATTATAAGCGGCGAAAGTTGGATGGACTGCGGAGGTAATGTAGGAGCTTTTACTTTATTAGCTTGCTCAAAAGGTGCAAAGGTTACAGTTTATGAACCCGATCCTTTTAACTGCGAAATGGTAAAAAAGAATTTAGAATTAAATGGATTTACTGCAACCATAAAACAGGCTGCATTAGTCCATAACGACACGAAAGAAATTATTTTATTTATTGGCAATAATGGCAATGTCTGGAGAAACTCAATAGTTAAGAAATGGAACAACAAAGGAATTAAAGTACCTTGTTTAAATTTCGATGTTGAAGCTAAAAACTTTGATTGTTGCAAAATGGATATTGAGGGAGCAGAAATGTTAATACTTGAAAATACAAAAAAAGTATTTAAAAAGTTGGTTTATGAATGGAGCTTTGATATTGACGATAGTCTGCAAAGGTTTTGGAATATAATCGAAAAACAAAAAAACCAATATTCAGATTTGAAAGACGTGGGGAATACTGGAAAATTTAAAAGCAGAGATTATGACACATGGCAAAAATCTTGGTTTCCTGCATGTACAAATGTTTTTGCATTTAATAAATAATGTATGAAACGTATAGATTTAATCGAGGTAAAGCATAACCGCAAAATTGGCGAAGCCTGTGAATACATTGAACCAAATGTAAAGGAAGACTGTATTTTATATTCAGATGGCGAACCTATCGGCTTTTACCTTACTAAGATGCCTGAGAAGATGTGTAAACTTGCGGATTTAGCAAATGCAGAGTTTAGAAGCAAAAATGTAAATAAGACAATATTGACCAGAAGAACAGGGGATGGCATTAATGAAAAAACGGGCAAATTTAAATATAAAAATGAGGTTGAACAGTTAAGTGCTATTATTGGTAGTATTCCACCAAAGCCTCATATGTCAAGACCATATCCATCAATTTCAAGCGTTCACTTAAATAAAAAATCAGAAACTTTTATCAAAGCAATGTTGCTACTTGCAAAGGAAAGTGAGCAGTTAATAAAAGAATTGTTGCCAAAGCAATATGAGCGACAAATAGAATTGTTTAAAGATGTTCCAGATAAATGGCGGTTTGGAAACTTATTTACAAGTTCAATTTCAAACTTTAATATTTCAGCACCTTTTCATAGAGATACAAAAAATATAGTTGGAGCAGTTAATGTAATCATCTGCAAAAAGTTTAATTCAAAAGGCGGTGATTTGCATATTCCAGACTACGGAGCAACAATAGGGCAGCAAGACAATTCAATATTAGTTTACCCGGCATGGAGAAATGTTCATGGAGTTACTCCAATTATCCCAACTTTTGAAGGCGGTTATCGTAACAGTTTAATATTTTATCCACTAAAAGCATTTAAAGGAATTTAATCATGCCATTTAAAAAAGGAGAAACACCGAAAGGAGCGATCCCATTTGTCAAGGGCAAAAGTGGGAATCCAAGAGGCGCACCAAGAAAGATTCCTAATCTTGATCTGATGCTAGCTGATGTATTGGGCGAGGATAAGGATGGGATTGAAGCTGCAAAGGCTATTCTTATGGCAATGAGAAGTAAAGCGATTAAAGGCGATGTTAGAGCGGCTGAGTTGCTATTGGATCGGGCTTATGGTAAGGCAAAGCAATATGTCGAGATGCAGAATAATGTTTACATGCCTGACTATCACGAGTTTTTAAAACACCTCAAAGATCCGAATGTTTAGCCCACGTCAATGGGAAGCGATTGAATTACTTGAATACGATCCAAATGTTACCGATGTACTTTATGGCGGTGGAGCTGGTGGAGGCAAAACATTCTTAGGTTGTGGTTGGCAGATTATGCGAAGGTTGTTCTATCCCGGTACACGTGGATTGATCGGGCGCGATACATTGACTAATTTAAAGACCTCAACGCTTGAAACCTTTAACATCGTTTGGCAAAAGTATTTTTCAGCTAATCCGCAAGGCATCACAGTAAAGATAAACGGGCAAACGAATGTAATTCACTTTAGCAATGGCAGTCAGATCTATTTGAAACCATTGGAGCATAACTCAAGTGATCCTGATGGGTATCAGTTCGGATCATTGGAGATTACCGATGCTTTCTTTGATGAGGTTAATGGTTGCTCGAAAAAGTACGTTGAAATCGTTACGAGCCGAATTAGGTATAACCTGATTAATAATAAGCAGCCTGTTCTAATGGCAGCGAATCCGGGTTATGATTGGGTTCGTACTCGATTCGTTAAAGACAAAGCGAACAACGATATAATTTTGAAACCACATGAGGCAGTAGTTCGGGCATTGCTTACCGATAATCCTGATCCAGTCTTTCAAGAAAACTATAAAAGGCAGTTGGAAAAGCTATCACCATACGATAGGGATAGATTACTATTTGGAGATTGGAACGCTGTTAAATCGGCTGACAATCCATTCCTGCATTCATTTGACGAACTTAAACATGTGGCTCAGATTGATTATAATCCAAATTTACCGATCATTGTCAGTATTGACTTTAACATAAATCCGTTCTGTGCTATTTTCGGTCAGGTGTCTGGTCGCTCATCTTGGATCTATGACGAGGTTTCGATTCAGAAAGGCGATTTATTCAAGATGGCTGATGCTATAAAGGCAAGAATACCTGAGGGCAAAAAAGGATTGATTAAGATCACAGGCGATAAGTTGGGCGGTAATGGGCAAATAGCTTTACGAGATCATTTCAGCAATTACAAACAACTTCAACAGCTAATCGGGTTGAGCGAATCGCAGTTTTATCTTCCTGCTAATCCTACGCATGAATCAAGCCGAACCGATTGCAACATGGCACTAATTCAGAAAGACGTTAAAATTTCAAACCGTTGCATCAACCTAATTGCGGATTGCAAACTTGTTGAGGTAAACAATGAAGGATCAATCGTTAAAAAGAACCGTGATAAAATGGAACAGCGATCGGATTTTCTTGATTGTTTTCGATATTTTATTAATACGTTTGTGAAATGAAAACCAAAATAAACCTATCACAGCGCGACCTAGGCGATTTGCAGAAAGAATACAAACTAATCGCAGAAAAAAAATCGAACCTATCTGCTAAAAATCGCCAAAAGGTTTTACATTTGGTCAATCATTTATTCAAAACTAATCAAATACACGTTGAACAATGAGCATCTGCACCGCCTGTTTTGATGGCGAAACAATCCCGAAATGCGCTGAACAGTTGATAATCGGCGATACTGAACTTGCAGAAGGAACAGAGTTGAGGTTGTACTTCAAGATACTTTCAACCGGGTTCACCGGTTATGTTACGGCTGAGGTAAACGATGCAGGGCAAATCGTAACAGGTCGAACGGTTGACGATGAGTTTGTTTACGATCCGCTTGAATTGCCAACTGGAACGTATGTTGAGTTATGGGTTGTTGCTGAAGCTGAGAACGTTAATATATCCGATCGCGTAACATTCCAGATTGATGCTATTGACCAAACCTGCATCGAAGTTAAGGTGCAATCAATCGGCGGTGAGTATGTAACTTATGATTTATCTGCAACGGTATGACCTTAGTTGAGAAAGTAATTAAAGGCGCATGGTACTCAATAACCGATAACAAGGCAACACGCGACATGGCAAAGAATCGGCTAATCGTTTGTGAGTTCTGCCCGGAAAGAACAGGAATCACTTGCGGCTTATGTGGTTGCGTACTAAAATTTAAAACACGGCTAACTGAAGAAGAATGCCCGGCAAAGAAATGGTGAACTTTAAAAACATCTTCAAACGCAACAAAAACTTTGACAATCTAGTTAAGGTATTCAGCAAGTCAAGCCATACATACTACAAATTCCCAAAAGAACTTAATCTGCCTATTGAGCGGTTTTCGATGGTAATGGCTTTAATGGAACGATTGAGTTCCGGATTAAGCGGAAGCGAAATGGATTTGATATTGGAGAAGATGGAACTTGCTTTATCTGCCGGGCTGTCGAATCCAAAGAATGCAGCACTTATAGCGACTTACATTCACATTATCAGGGAACGTAACGACACGGTTATTCACAGAGATATTCTTATCAACCTTGCTGCGACTTGGTTAGTTCGTGATGATGAGAACCCGAATGTCATCAATGCTGACATTCACAAAGAAAAAGTAACTGTGTTCGATGCGATGTGCAAGGAGGGATCGCATGATTTTTTTACCCGAATTGGTATCGAACCTCTCGTACCACTATTAACCATGTCAGCAAGCGACTTTCAGACATTGTGGGATCACAACGTAATTCAGCAGGAAACGCTAATCAAGGCTCTGACCCAACTAGATTCTCGCCGAGAGCAAAGGCAGCAAAAGTCCAGTCAGAATTGAAAGATCAACTCATGGCACTGGCTGAAGGTGATGTTTCGAATTACAATGAATTAAGGCAGGGCGATATTGAACTATTTTTAATTAAATTTGAGCAGTTTATAAAATCGCACAATGGCAGAGGTTCTAATAACGTATAAGGCAGAAGCAGATTCGCTCGAAGCGGTTGTAAAAGAAGCGGTAAAAGGTAATGTTGCCATTGCAGAATCAGCGACTAAAGCCGGGCAGGTAGCATCGAAAGCCTACAAAGACACTGCTAATTCTGCTAAGGCTGCATTCGGATCTCAGGAAGTCAAGAAGTCTTTGGATAGTCAGGTTCAAAGCATTGATAAATTAAAGGCAGGAGTTGAATTACTTTACAAAGAGCAAGTAAAAATTATTCAGCAGTCCGGCAAACAATCGGAAGCGTTCAAAAATAACATTAAAGCGGCGGCAGACTTACGGGCTCAAATTGACACGCTAACAAAAGAGCAAAACGGTTATTCAGTTGCAACAGGTAAGGCGGCTGAAAAGTCGGTAAGCCTTAAAACGCAACTTAAAAATTTAAAGGCTGAATTGTCGGCATTGGATGCTGCCGGGAAGTCGGGATCTAAACAGTTCAACGATTTAGCTATTTCTGCTGCACGATTAGAGGATCAGATTTCAGACACTCAACAACGAGTTAAGGTTTTGGCATCAGATACATTTGCTTTTGATGCTGCAATAGGTGCTGTAAAAGGTTTAGCTGCTGGATTTGCAGTTGCTCAGGGTGCTGTTGGATTATTCGCTAAGGATAATGAGGAGTTACAAATGGCAATTGCAAAGACCAATTCAGCTATTGCGATATTAACCGGGCTTCAAGAGATTGCTAATATCGTTACAGGGCAAGGTGCTGAAAAGATTGGAATTTTAACACTTGCTCAATCCGCTTATGGGTTAGTTGTTGGAAAATCAACAGGGGCAATGAAGTTATTTAGAATTGCGTTGGCAGGAACAGGAGTTGGTTTGTTGGTTATTGGGTTAATGGAGTTGATTGAAAACTTTGATAAAGTTAAAAGTGCTATATCAAATGCTATTCCCGGATTTGATTCATTGGCTGAAGGTATTGGAAAAGCTATTGATAAAACAAAAGAATTTCTAGGAATTGATGCCGGTGGAGAAAATGCAAAAAAGGCACTTGATAATTTAATTGGAGTTGAAAAAAGAAAAACAGATTTTCAAGTTAAAGCCTTAGAAAGAAGGATAAACTTATTGGATGCTGGCAATAAAAAAACAACCGATCTTGAGATTAAGAAAGAGCAAATTCAAATTGAAAGTTTAAAAAGAATAATTAATGCAATAAGAAAAAACGGGGATGAGTTAGTAAAGTTAGATGAGGATGCAAGGATTGAAATAAATAACAAGGCTCGTGAGATGAATGCAGAAATCTTAGATCGTGAAAATGCAATTCAAGTACTACGCATTAAAGGCTCTCAAAATGTAAAAAAGATAAAAAAGGAAGAAGGCATGGAGTTATTAAAGATGCAAGCTGATATTGAGGCTGCTTCTTTAGAACAATATAAAAAGTATCAAGATAATTTACTTGAAATCGCAACTCTGAATAAAAAATCACTATTAAAACTTGATCAGACAACAAACGAGGAACTTCAAAATCAAAGGTCAACGTTTTTAAAAGCTGAAATTGCGGAAGGCGATAATTCTTTAGCAACTAAAAGGGCATTGATTAATTCTGAAACAGATGCTAAGATTGCCGGAATAAGAGAAACTTTAGGATTCACAAGGGATGCGGAGAATCTAATTAGAATTTTAAACGCTCAAAGAGCAAAACAATTGACAGAAGTTAATACAAAGGCAATTGATGAGATTTTAATGTATGCCCAAGTAGTTGGACAAACCTTAACTGCAATCAATGACCTTCAAAAACAATTATCTGAAAATCGAATTGCGGATATTACAGCCGAAAAGGATGTTCAATTAGCAGCTATCAACGAATCATTTGATACTGAACGAAGCAAGATAAGACAACGTGCAGCACTTGAATTAAGGACTAACCGAGCAATTGCGGCAGAGAAAACAAAACAAGCAAAAGCGGATAAGGCATTGGCTTTGTTTAACGCAATTATTGGAACGGCTGCTGCTGTTGCTACTGCCAAAACATTACCATTAAAGATAATAGCTGGTTTTATTGGTGCTGCACAAATCGCTATTATCCTCGCCAAACCCATCCCTAAATTCGCTCAGGGTGGTGTAGTAGGTGGTCAGTTACATGCACAAGGGGGAACACAAATTGAAGCTGAGAAAGACGAGTACATTGTTAAGAGATCGCAATCGGTTAAGCATCGCAAAGAATTGGATGCAATCAATACCTCAACACAAGCATTCAGAAACATGATCAATGAAAGATATGTTCGTCCTGCTATTATGAATTATGTTTTAAATAGTCAGCAGGAGCGAGGCGTAACGGTTAACGCATCACTCAACAGTAAGTCAATGGAAGCCGAACTAAAGGGCTTACGTAAAGACATTCGCAACAGCCGAACACGATCAATCAATTCACAGCTTGATTCCCGTTATTCATGGCAGTAGATATTCAATTCATCATTGACGGTCAGGATAGAGGGCAACCACTGAACGCAAAAGAGTTCGGAGTATCAATTACCGAAGTGGTTGAGATTAATGCTCGTATCGTTTCCTTTGACAATGACCTGATCTTTGGCAATGACATGTATGCTTATTTATTCGATAAGCTGGCAACGTCAGGCTTTTGTAACTTGGTTGAGGTTGAAGTTAATTACGAATGTTCGGACGATTGGGTAAGGCTTACGAATGGTTATATCGTTGTTAGTGAATGCAATTTTGATTTGGATAAATGTCAAGTAACTACAAAGGTTTACGATGATACATTTTCAACCAAGATCAATAACAACAAGTCGATTCCTTTTTCATTGGCATTGACTACGACTAAGAATGGATTAACAATTCCGTCTTCACCAATTTATGGGGGCAATTTCTTTACTCCTGCAACAGGTCTTTATGATTATGAATCAGTAGGTGTTACACCCGTTTATTGGGCGTTCAAACATTTGATTGCGTGTATGAGTGATGACATGGTTGATTTTGAAAGTAGCCTATTTTATTGGGATGTCAATACAAGTTATGATTCAACATTGATTATAACTAACGGCACTGCATTACGCAACCGAGATAATTCAGAAACAGTTATTTCTTTTGAAACGCTTTATATTGCACTAAAAAAGAAACTGAATCTAGGAATGGCATTCGAACGTCAATCAAATGGTAGACCATTACTAAGGATTGAACTTGAATCATATTTTTATCAGTCGGGTGTAAATATCAACCTTTACGATCAACCTTCAATTAATCTTAATTTCGATAAAGAACGATTATATCAGGCTGTGAATTTTGGATCAGACCCCTATCTTGAAAAAGAAAGCTGCGATTCAGGGAACACACCTTGCACATTTTTACAAACTCCATTTAGAGGATTTAGGGATGAAACATTTGGATTTACCGGAGAATGTAATACGTCTGCAATTCTTGATTTAAAGTCAGATGATGTGATTTTTGACACAAATGTGATTGAAGATATATTTGAATTTAATGTCGATTCATACGCAACTAATCCAATCATTGTTGATGCTCATTATTTTCATACCTCATTAAGTTACGAGATGAATAAGTTTGACCCTTATTCGATTGGGCAAACAGTTTACAACGGTGATTTTAGAAATATTTACGTATCATCAAATTGGCTTAACGGTTATCCAAATAGCCTTTATTCCTTCTTAACATCACCAACATTTCCAACATCTCCATCAGTAAATGTGAGGGCTAATTATTCTCCTTTACCTACGTTTGATATTCAATTTACTACGTACAATTCATACTTAACAGAAACTGGATTATACGTAATTTTTCCAACTAACATAATTAATCCTTATGGATATTACGCTACCGACTCTTACACTGTTCCATACACCGGAGTTTATACAGCTGCGGCAGTTGTTTGTTTAGCAGGATTAGGAGGTGGATCAGCAGGTGAACATGAAGGATTTGTTACTATTCGGCATGAAAATGGATCAGAGGTGTTGATTGAAAAATTTGATGGAACACCTATTTCAAGAATTTCACCTGATGGGCTTGTATTAAGCCATGCAGCTAACTTTTTATGTAATGCAGGAGATTTGATAAGAATTGACGTTAGCGCGCGGTCAGTATTTTTTAATAATGGAATACCTCAACCAATTGCAAATTCATTATTTAGTCCGGGACCAGGAACGACCTCATTCACGCATCTCGAAGTAGTTGGAGCACCATTAAATCCTGAAAATCCTGATGAGGTTTTAGATCCAGTTAACATCGACGATGTTCGTGCATATCTTTACAACTTCGAAAGACCGCTAACAATGGGCGAAATTCAAGCAATGTTGGATAATACTTCAAAGCCGATTGCATTCGGGAGGCATGATGATCCATTGAGAGTGATTGAAGGATTCATCAAGAAAGTAAACATTCAGTCAATTGTCAGACAAAAGGCGGCAATCGAATTAAAATCAAACAGACTACTCAGATGAGTTATACATCCGTTCCCAATCAGCCGATATTATTTGAAACGCTCGAAGATATTAATTCGAACTGTTTTTGCGATCCATCCGAGTACAAACAGATAGTTGATTTCAATGATGATATTTACTTTCAAGTTCAAGCTCCTGTATGTGGCGTTGAATTAGATGGTACAGGTTCATTAGGTGATGATCAGCATTGGACTTATGTAGACGGTGAAATTTGCTCAACTTATGAATCTGATCCCGATTTGCAAGAAGGTACATTCGTTTGGAATTTTGATCCGCGAACTGCATCAAATATCGGATTTATTACTTTCAAAGTTGTTGTCGTTGTTACATCAATGACGCAAGGTTCGATTACTGTATTCTTATCCGGTGGTACATTTTACACCATTTACACAGCAGGAACTTACGAGTTTTATCTTTCAACTAATTTCTTTGTAAACGGGAATTTAAGTATTGACCTTTTCTTCACTTCGATTTCATTTGTCGGATGTTTCAATGAACCACAAGTGTACGCAGCCGGAACAGGTCTTTCAATGGCTTGGGTGGATGAACAAGGTGAGTATGTTTCGGATGTTACCATAACAGATTCATCCGTAATTAGCGACAAGGTTACGGTACACCTAGCAGTTCAGAATCAGGAAATCGGAACAGGTTGTTATCGGTTAGCAATAGCTGATCCATGTAATAATGATTGCGGTCAATTCGGATTGGTTTATCCGGGCTTTGAAAATGCTTATGGTTGGGATATTTCAGAGGGTCAATGGGTAATCGCAACTTCACAGGCAACATGGACTTATGCAGGTGATGCGAGTTCGACAATGTTTAACAGAACAGGTTTAGAACTTTGCGAGGGCGTATCTTATAACGTAACAGTTGACATTGCTTCGATTGCTGATTGTGCGATATCTGTCGTTGCCGGGACTGGTTCAAGTTGTTCACCTGCATTCGTAACGACAACGGGCACGCATGTATTTGTTCTTACAGTTGGAACAGGTGATACCACATTCGGAGTTAAGGCTTCGGCTACTTCTATTATTTCCGCTTCTGCCGTTCTTAATTCGGTTCAAGCCTTACCGAATCCTGCCGATGTTGAATATGATCTGTTTTCGCCGATTTTATCAGTTGGCAATTACGATGACGGTTGCACGTACTTAAAATTATCAGCCTGCAATACTTATAATCAATTCGGGTTCGCATTTGGTGAATCAGGATTTGCACCTGAATTAAGAGTTGAAGGAATTATCTCACAGCCTCAATACAAGACCGATGTTGATTTATTTCGTTACGCATCAGGAAAAACTATAACATCTTATGCTGATCGTGTTAAATCTTGGTCATTTCATTTTGGTAGGCTTCCTGAATACCTACTTGATTTCCTTTCGATTGCTTTTTTCTTTGATAATGTGAATATCAATGGTACGAAATACGCACCTGCCGATAATGAGTTTCCAGCTATTCAATGGAACGAGGCAGATAATAAGTTAGGCAGGTTGGATATAACTCTGATTGAAAAAACTACCAAAGTTCAAAAGGTTCAATGTGCTGCTGAATCTGCTGATTGTACACCTGTTCCTGAGCCTGTGATTGAAGATAAGATTTTTCAGGACACTAACCCGTTTATTTTTCAGGACGGTGAATATTTTGGATTTAATTAAATTAGTATATTAGCATCGTCTTAATGCAACCCGTAGGTGATTGGTTCGACCTGCATAACATGAACCAATAAATTACCTAATTCATTTTTAAAATGGGATGCGTTTCTTATTGCGATGAAGCACTACTTGAACACGACCTCGTCAATTGCGGCGAGTATAAACTCGGAGGTTCGCCAAGTGTAATAATCGGAAGCTGCGGAACTACTTTAGCTGATCCATCAAATGCCGAAGAAATTCAAGCGTTACTTGACGCTGGAACTGCTCGGTTAATTTCTGATATTCGTTTTGGTATGCCTGCTGGTTCTCCTGTCTTAGTTGATTCACCTGTTGGCTGCGGCTCACAGATCAGAATTAATGAGGACAGAACTGCAACGCTCTATGATGGTAATGTAACGGATGGAAATAATGACTTTTGGAATGATTTGAATAACCGTAAAATTGCTTGGGTACTTGCTTACTCTTGTGATTCAGGTAAGGTTATTTTTATTAATCCTCCGGGAGCAATTACAACATCTGCGAACTTTATCTTCCCTGAGCAAAACAACGAATTGCAACGGTACGAGGCTACGTTATCGTGGAGGGATAAAAACATCCCTACTCAATATACTGCACCTGCCGGAATTTTCTCGTAATGGCTGAGAAAAAGCAAATCAAACAGAAGGCTACATCTGAGGTGCAAACTTCGGGTGTAGTCCTTTTTGCGTTCGGTAAGACAGCTTACTATTGGGCAACATTCAACCTTGCGTTTTCAATTAAATATCACAACCCGAATATTAAGATTGCAGTATTCACGGATGATATTGATGCCTTACGAGGATCTGTTTACAACTCTGATTACTTCGATTCAGTTAATCAAATTGACATTAACGACCTTTCAACAGACAAGCGTTTTGATCCTGCTAAGTTGAAATTAAGTTTATACAAATATCTTCCTTTCGATTACAATCTTTACTTGGATGTGGATGCAATCGCATTAAAAGACTTGCAGCCAATGATTGATGAATTGATCGGAGCGAATAAATATTACGTTACCCACACGGTCGGTTATCACACCATTAAACAAGGGCGAAACATTCCAACAATGCAATGGGCGTGGGCTGACGATATCTGGAAGCAATACAACTTATCCGATAAGGCAATACTTCCGGCAATCAATAGCAGTATGCAATTCATTGTTAAATCTGATGAGGCAAAGAAACTTTACGACACCGCATTTGAGTTATTTCAAAATCCAATCCCGGTTAATAAGCTGCGGATGAAATGGGGCAACGGTCAGCCTGATGAATTATACATGAACATCGCATTGGCTAAACTCGAACACGATCCCAGCTTTAAAAACGAGGGGCGTGTTGGTAAATCTGAATCAGGTTTTATTCACTTTGCAATGCGGAGATCATTAACATACGAGGAAGTTATCGAAAACTTTTATCTTCAATCCTATTACGGCGGCGTTCGGTTTACTCCCTTGTTTTACACAGAATGGATTGATAGGATTTTAAGACGGGATTTGAGCAGGGTAGGAATCACACACGAGTTTTTTATTGAGAAAATAACTAAGTACAAACACGCCGATAATAAGAAATGAAAGTAAGTATAATTATACCGTGCAAAGGACGATTAGAGCAGTTAAAACAATGCTTGCCAACGGTATTAAATCAGACGTATGAAAATATTGAGGTGGTGGTTGTTGATTATAATTGCCCGGAGAACACGAGCGGTTACTGTGATTCGATTGGCGTTAATTACGTGAAGGCGAATGTTCCTGCTGACTATTGGAATCTTTGCAAGGCACGGAACTTTGGTGCGAGAAATTCAACAGGAGATGTTCTTTTATTTCTTGATGCTGACACTATCTTGATGCCGCAATTCATTGAATCAGAGTTGGCTAAATTGGAGTTAGGTTCTTTTTTAACTGGATTAGTTCAACCGCCGTGGAATGGTTGCGGTTGTTTGTTCGTGTATCGTAACGACTTTGAAAATGTGCGAGGTTACAATGAACTATTTGAAGGTTGGGGATATGATGACTTCAATATGTACGAACGATTGTCGCATTCTGATTTAACTCATTATAAGTTCTCACCTAACCTGATCGAAAATCTTTCACACGAAGATTCTGGACGTAATGAGTTTCACGGCAATGAAGATAAATACAAATCGAAAGACCGAAACTTCAAAATACATTTAAGCGGTAAATTCACCTCATCCATAAATATGACAAGAACAGATATTATAAATCACTTGATTAAAAAGAACGGGTATAAATCTTATCTTGAAATTGGAGTTCGAAACCCGAATGATAACTTCAATTTGATCGAATGCGAATTAAAGACGGGTGTTGATCCTGATCCAAATGCAAAGGCAACACATACGATGACTTCTGATCTGTTCTTTGCCGCCAATCAATGGAATTATGACATCATCTTTATTGACGGCTTACATCATGCCGATCAGGTATTAAAAGACTTGTTCAACTCAATTCGAATATTAAGCAAAGGTGGTACTATTGTTTGCCATGATATGAATCCACCAAAGGAATCAAATCAGATTATACCTTTTGAAGCTGCAGGAGAAATGAATTGGACTGGCGATTGTTGGAAGGCATGGGTTGAACTTCGGCAATTAGGTGGATATTCAATGAAAGTACTTAATACTGATTGGGGCGTAGGTGTAATTCAAGTTGACGAATCGGTAAAGGCTTTGAAGATAAGCGAAGAAATAACTTACGCAAACCTAGACAAGAACCGTGTTAAATGGTTGAATCTTGTTAATCCTGAATTTGAATATTTATGAGTAACACCGTTCACATATCTTTTCACAACGGGAATCTTGATCCAAGAATTGCACGGCATCAAATCGCTGTGTTCAATAAGTTCAGTATTGACTTGAATCAAATCGAAACGGTATTACAACACGGTGAGGCAATTGATAATTTTCTGCAGACTTCACCATTTGAAACGATTTACATTTGGGATATTGATTGCATTCCAACGGTTAAGAATCTGCCAACATCACACGCTGATTTATTCGGATGCGCTCAACAGGCAAATCATATTGAGGGTAAACCAATGTACGTTTCACCTTTCTTTATGCGAATCAAGGCAAGTGAATGGAGAGCGTGCGGTCAACCTAGTTTTATGCCCAATGAATTTAATGATGTTGCAGGAAGTGTTACCCGTGCATTTGAATTAAACGAAAGACCGATTGAGATGCTATTTCCGGTTGAATGTGAGGTACCAAAATGGGATCTCGGTACTAACTCAACTTTCGGACTAGGAACGACTTATCAAGGCGGTATTTATCATGCCTTCGAATCTCGGATGAATAACGGGGAGATGTTTATTAATAAATGTAAACAGGTATTAAATGGCTGAAGATTTATCAGGTTGGAATAGTGAAATTGAAGTAGGTGAAACGCTTGCTTCATTGATTCGATTAACTAAAGCACGAACTGTTTTGGAAGTTGGTGTGTTTCAAGGTGCGACAAGTAAACAACTCATCCAATCTTTACCTCAGGGGGGCTACTTTGTCGGAATTGACATTGAAGATTACCGAACGATTGAGGCTGAAAAGGCATTTGATAATGCGAATAAAAAGGGCAAGGTTGCTGATTTTGTTAAGGAAAGTTCATTATCCGCATTAAAGAAATTACCAGCTAAACACTTCGATTTAATCTTTGTTGATTCGATGCACCATTGGGAACATATCCTGCCTGAATTTAAACTGATTGAACCTTTGCTTGCCGATGGTGGATTGCTTTGTTACCATGATTCAATACATATTGCAGACGTTAAAGATTTAATGACTTACGCATTCTCTTACGGGTATAATTTAATTAACCTCAACACTCCTTATGACAGAGGGTTGGCAATCTTAAAAAGATGAAAACGATAAAACTCATTCCAAATAATTGCGGTGGTAAGAAATGCGGCTCAAATTGGGCAGGGGCAACTATCATGCGCCCATTGAATTTACCTGTAAAACTAGCTGCATAATGGCACTTGATATAAACGACATTAACCGTATCGTTGCAAAGTTCGTAACCAAGCGAAAGACTTGGGAATCAGAACGGGCAAAGAGTTCGTATAACCCGATTGAAAAGAAGTATAACACGGCTTATCAATATCCCGAATATTGGGACGGGTACAACTACGCCGCTATGATGTACGAGGCCATACTACCTCATGCACGGGCTGATGTATTTCCAGAAAAGGTTTTATCAGTTCGTGCACCTAATCAAACCAAAGAACAAGCAGAGTACATTCGGGCGAATTACAAGCCGAACACTCTAAATGTATTTGAAGATTTCAGAGCGACTATTTCACGGGCGTTTGCTGATCAGAATTGGTCGGTAAAATATAACGAGGAAACAGACGGACGTTTTGAAGATGAAACATTCCAGAACTACGTAAATAAAGAGATTCGTTTATTCGGCTCGTTGGAATCATTTACTAAGTCTTTGCTTCCAACTCTGAAGCTGACCGATCCGAATGGGATTATTGCGATTAAACCCGATGACATTGAAACGGAAACAGACGGCGAAGAAATCAGGTTGACGAATAACCTAGTTGATCCGATGCCTTATTACTATCCGTGTGTTAGTATCGTAGGGATGAAAATTGATGAGTACTTTCTTGTTATTTCGGATGAGAAAAGTTACGTGCAATCGGGCAATTCAAAAAGAGAAGAAGGATTGATTCTTGAATTATACGATGATGAGTACATTTATCGCATTGAACAAACCGGCAAGAAATCAGATATGAAGTTTGCCGATCCTGTTGTTTACTTTCAGCATGATCTCGGCTATGTTCCGTGCATCCGGTTGATGGGAACGCCTCAGTTTATTAATAACGAGTTACTATTTCAAAGTCCGTTTATCACTTCAGTTCCTTTATTGGATCAAATCATTAATGATGAATCCTATCTTTCGTTAACCAAAGCAACAAGCGCATTTCCGTTTATGGTCGCACTTGGTGAGGTGTGTGAATTTACCGATTCATCTGGAAGCAACTGTTCAAACGGTCAAATCTTCGATGCTGTCAACGGCGGCTATCGTTCTTGTCCTTCATGCGGTGGTAGTGGTTTAAAATCTAGGTTTTCTCCTAGTGGTATGCTACTAATCAAGCCAAAAACCTCATTAAGTGAAGGCGATTCGGGGTTGAGTGGTGATTATGTTAAGTTTGTTTCTCCATCAATGGACACGCTGAAATTTTTACGTGAAGAAATAGACGCTAACTTCAAGAAATCCCGTGAGATACTTCATTTGCCGTCATCAGATGCAGCCGCTTCAATCGGTGAATCTCAAACTGCAACAGGATCATTAAATAAAATGAGGGCGTTGTATGCCTTTTTAAAGCCTATTTCAGATCAGTTGTTTACTATCTACGAATTTATGCTCGTTACGATGGGTAAAATGCGTTACGGTGAGTATTTCGGCGGTGTTACTTTGGTTTATCCAACGACGTTCGATATCAGTACACCGTCCGACTATCTTTCAATTATTGCTGAAGGTGTAAAAGCAGGAGTACCACCGGCAGTTACTTATTCGAATGTGTACAATTACATCAAGGCAATCAACTACACGGATGACGAAAGTTCTGCAATCTTTGAACTTATTATGAATGCGGACGATTTGCTGTTGATGAACTCATCCGACATCATTGCAAGAATCGGACTTGGTATGATTGAAAAATGGCAGGACGTATTACATCAATCAGCACCTCAACTGATAATGGAGTTGATACGTAAATTTGAACCAACGGCAGAATATACAAAGTTTTTAGAACAACCGATTCAAGACCAGATTACGCAACTTAATGAACTTGCAGTTAGTCGGGTTGCTGAAACACTTGATCCGATACAGAAAGCACAACAAGCGTTAATTAATGGCATCGTTTGACGAACTCGTAAAGCAAAAGATTAAAACCTTTGAAGATGCTCCCGATGAACTTGCTACGGCGGCTCAAAAGGCACAAGCAAAGGCATGGCGTGAACTGTTGCCGTTAATTCAAAAGATGGATGTTGATGCAAATGGTAACATTTCACAAACGAATGCGAACATTGAACGAATCGGAATAATTGCAGATAAGTTAAATCAACTGCTAGGTGGTAAAGAATACCAAGATGCAGTTAAAACATTCCTAAGTTCGATTGATAAGAATGTAGAATTGACTACTGAAATCGCTCAAAAGATTGACAGCAACTTTGAACCAACAACGGCACAGAAGAATCTACTTGCATTAATGAAAAAAAATGTGATTGATTCTTTGTTCGGTTACGGGTTAAGGGATGTTAATACTCAATTTGTCGAAGCATTGACACTTAACTTAGGTTCAAAATCTTCGTTATCAGACACGATCAAAGCACTTGAAACGGTTGTTGTTGGTGGTGATGGATTGGATGGAAAATTGGTTAAGCATATTAAAACGGTTGCATTAACAGCATCAGGGTTAACGGTTGGAGCATATTCAAGAACGGCAAATGATATTATTGGTGCTGAGTTTTTCAAGTATGTGGGCGGTGAGATACCAACAACTAGAGAATTTTGCCAACATCGTGAAGGCGAGATTTGGCATCGCAAAGAATATGAGTCATGGGGAAATGGCAAGAATGCAGGCGGCTTGGATGACATAGTAGACGGTGAATGGGCAGGTCGTGCAGATTGGACAAACGCCTCAACTATCTTTGATCTTCCCGGTGGTTGGAATTGCAGACATGCTGTTGTTCCAGTTCTTACGAGATTAGTTCCCGAAACGGTAAAAGCAAGGGCAGAAGCCGAGGGGTTTTATAATCCGGAATAATTTATAACTTTGAACTGTGAATCGTATCGTAATGCCTGACGGTCAAATCAAAGTCAACGTGAGTACATCCGTTGCAGACCTGTTATTTAAGCAAGGCGGTAGAATACTAGAACTGCAACCAATACAACTGATATATTATGCCGATCAAACCGGAAGAAGCACTGGAACTAGTGAAATTCCTAAACCTAGACGAAAGCGAAAGCCTAGACCAAGCGAAGGAAAAGTTTAATTTATCTTACCTCAAATCTGAGGAACTGAACAACAAGATCGGACGGCTAACCGGCTCGGTTGCTGCTGTTGTAAAAAAAGCATACGAACCTTTTGGTGTAACTCTTTCGGATGAAGATTTCAAAACTCAAAAGATTGAAGATGTAATTCGTGGAGCATCGGATAAGGCGAAGACATTTTTTGAAACCCAAAAGTCCGAATGGGAAAAACGTGCAGAGGGTAAAGGTGGCGAAGAACTGGTCAAGCAATGGGAGGATAAATACAAGAAGGTTGAGAAATCACTTTTGGAAGAAAAGCAACTCAAAGCAGATGTGTTGGCTCAATTCGATGGGTTTAAAACTCAGGTTGAGGTTGAAAAGAAACAAACCAAGCTAAACGGAATCTTCGAAAAGGCACTCGAAGAAATAAAGATTGATCCAACAACTGACAAATACAAGTTGAAAGGCTTCAAATCTGAGTTTTTTGAGAAGTTTAAAATTGACCTTGAAGAAGATTCACCGATCATTAAAGAAATCAAAACGGGTGAGAAGTTGAAATCTTCTGCAAAGGCAGGTTCTTACATGACCGTTTCTGATGTGCTATTAAAAGAAGCAACCGAAGCCGGAATACTTCAAAAGAATCCACATCAGGGCAAACCAGCAAACGGGAAAACAGCACCGGCGGCGAATGAACCTGAGAAAAAAATAATTCGCGGTGTTAATCCACGTTTTCTTGGTGGTGTTTAAAATTTAATTACTTTTACCTCACTTTCATGTTTGGGTTTAAGTTGACAAAAAAAAGGATTGTTAGGTCTTGTATCTTTCAATCCTTTTTTACGTATATTTGAACCGCATTAAGACAGCACGTAGTCTGACAAGACTGTAAATTGTAAATCGTAGGCGAAGCATCAGCCTTTTAAATTCGATTGCATACTTACAAATTCGACTACAAATGTCTATTTCACGAATTTTATCGGAATGCCCGAACATACAGCTACCATTAGGTGAGTTGTTTATTGAGGTTGGTCAACGTGAGCAACTTCCTTTTCTTGAATTTCTTAACTCGGCTGAAAATCAATCTGCCATCGTTCAAAGTGTTTCGCCGGGAGGTGGTAAACTTCGGACGGTTGAGGCTCGTTGGATTCAGCGTTTGCCTGAAACCGAAGTTGAAGCCGGAGCAGATATTAAAGCCTGTTCTGCAACAAACGAATACGGTGATTCAACCACTACTTACACGCTTGAAACTACGGACACGTTCCAAGCATCTGCCTTAATTGATGCCGAAGCAATTGCACGTCATTGTCAGGACAATTCACGTTACATCCTAGAAACGGTTATGCGACTGATGGATGTGCTTGATCGTAAGGTTTCTTCTGCTACTGCTACTCAGGCTGTTGCTTTAACAGGAACTTGGGGTACTGAGGTTGAAGCGTTCTATACCGTTAACGGATCTGAGCAACTTGTACTTGCAACACGTCAAACAGGCGGACAGGCTCTTAATGAGTTCACCCTTGCCGACATTCAACAAGCAACAAGAATGGCAAACTATCCGGGCGCACCTATCGCTTTTGGTGGTGCAGAAATGCAACGCTATGCAAATGCAGTACTTGCCGGATGTTGCACTCAATACGGAATCGATCTTGCAGCTATTTCGTCTCAAAACGGTTTCGGATTTGCTTATGACGCTCGTTTGGTTTCTGCTTTAGGCTCAAACCTTGAAGCGATTATCACAACTCCGGGAGCGATTCAGTTATTGTCTTACAACTTGGCTCAATGGAATCAGGGTGTTACTTTCTCAATGGGTACTGGTTACTCTCGTGTGATCGTTACAACTCCTGCCGGGCTGTCTGCTGACTTGACGATGAAAGATGACTGCGGTAATTTATCAATCGTTCTGACCTTCACAGGCAAGGTGGTTGCGTTGCCAACGAACATCTACGAATCTGCGGATAAGTATTCAGGTGTTAACTACGTGAATCAAGTATTGATCACAAACCCGTAAATCCTGATCTGCCAATCTCCAAGCAGTTTCAGGATGGATTTGATTTTCAATTCCAATCCGGAGAAGATTATGATTTCCAATAAACTATCTGCTCGGTGTAATAGCCGGGCAGATTTTTAAAAAACTTAAAGATGTGCTACGAAAGTTTACTAGGTCTTAAAGATTGCACGTTAACCGATCCGATAACCGGACTTTATATTGATACGCTCGGTATCACATCTCCTTTACTTGATCAGTTTATCACTTCGCAATATCAAACGGGTGTTGAACTATTCGAAGATAAACGATCACTTGCATGGCGTAAAATTTCCTCTGATTTTATTTCTAGGTTATCGCCAATGATGAAAGCCGACACGATAATTGATTCAATGCGAATCGGGCAAGTGTTGACAAATTCATCGAATGTTGATACTGCTTTAGGTGCAGGAAATTATGGCGGAATACGTGTAAAGATTGATCCAAATTCAAGTTCATTCCTAGCGTTTAACCTTTCTGATTTCAGTATCGCAATTCCTGCAGGTTCGGTTAATACTTCCGTTCTTGTGTTCGATATGACAACGGGATTGAAGATTGATACATTCGTTTATGCAGTCGGTTCGGTTGATCAGTACATAAACAAAAACTACTTTGCAAAAAGGCGTAAAGCTGACCTAGCATTTGTTTATGAATCTTTGGTTGACACTTACCGGTTAACAGTCAAAAAAGGATCTTGCACCGATTGCGGCGGTAATATTAAAGACGCTCACATTTGCCCGTTTGTTGATGCTAGTGGCATTCAATTAACAACTGATGGAACAACTATACTAAGTTCAAATGTAGCTAAGTACACGCAAGGAATGAGTTTGGTTTACAACGTGAACTGCGATCGTGAATCATGGTTGTGTTCCATCGGCGGTTTGCTTGCTTTGGCTTTGGCTTATGGAACTGCTGTTGAGATTTATGATTATGCCTTGACAATTTCACCAACTAAACGAGTTAACACGGCGGTATCAGTTACGATTGATCAACTTACACAGGCTCGTTCAATTGCAGCCGATAAATATAACATCGAACTTCAAACAGTCTTGCAAAACATGAGATTACCGAACGATGTTCATTGCTTCGATTGCCAAAAGAATATTAAATACGTAACCGCATTGCCATGATAACGGTTGATCAGGTTGATAAGAATTTAAACTCAATGCTAGAGGGGTGGTTTACTAATTTTGAACCATTGTACAAGGCTGTTTCACAAGAGAAGTTGGCAATGGATGAAAGAATATTTCCAACGGGTAAAGGTGGCGGAACTAATGTGGCAGGGGATGTACTTCCAACCGATCCTTATTCAACAACTGCAATCTATGTTTCACCTAAAGATGTTAGAAATGCCCCTGCAAAGTTTAAGAAAGGTAAACGAGGCAAACCAATTAAATCGCTTTATTTTCCTTTTGGCTATGCTCAACTTAAAAGCGAAACATCAGCCACTAAACCGCTTCAATTAATCGGGCTTGGTAACGGCGGCTTGTATGCTTCATTTTTAAAAACTCCATTATCAGAAGATGGTTTAAATTGCTCAATTGAAATCGGAACAGAACAAATCGGAAAGGTTGACGGCTTAGAATCCAAATACGGCATCATATTTAAACCGACCAAAGAAGAACAAGATGCAATGCTTGAACTACACGCAGAATTAATCATCGAACAAATTAACAAACAATTCAATGGCTGAAAAACTAACAGATAGAACCGCTAAAACAAGCAATTTTGCTGACGGTGATTTAGTTCACGTTGTGGATGTTTCCGATACTTCGCAAGATCCAGCAGGGAGTTCATTTAAATCCACGATTGGCAATATTTACGGCTCGTATTTAGCACCAAAGATTACATCAGCTCAAATCGTTACAAATGCAGCAGATACTTATTCGCTCACTTTAGCAGACAGTTCAAGCTCGAATCATTATCTATTTTTGCAAACTGATTCTGGTGATCCATTTGTTGATGTTACAGTTACGAGTTATGCATCACCTAAAGATGGGGCAATACTCGTAATAAGATTAAACAGAGCAGGTACGGACGATCTAAGTATTCCCGGATTTTCGGCAGGAAGCGGATTTTCAGCAGGTATTTATACGGCTAGATATTCAAGTTCTGCGGTTAGTTGGTTGCCTGTTAATTATTCATCAATTTCAGCAGTTGATTTGCAAACTGCAACAGATAACGGAAACACAACCACTAACAATATTCAGTTCGGAGCAGGATCGGGAATAATACTTGACAACGGCTCAATTCTTCGAGAAGGCACAACAGATGCAGGCACAGGAGGGAATAATGGAATCGCTCAAATATGCGGAGTTGGTTATGAGTTAAAATGGGAGGCAGGGAGTCAGTATGTAATGGATGGCAATGGCTTGCTTGTTCGTGAGGTAAATCATAAATTTAATACTGCTCCCGGTGTTGGTAATGATGACTCTGAGGGATTCTATGTTGGCTCACGTTGGGTATTAGACGATGGAACTATTTATACTTGTACGGATGCAAGTACTGGAGCTGCGGATTGGGTTGTTCAATTTCCTGAGATTAATTTAAAAGTAAGTTTAACAGCAGCTCAAATTAAAACAGCAAATTCAGTTCCGATTGATATTGGACTTCCTGCTAGTGGAGTTGGTTATTATTGGAGGGTAACCCATTCAGATATTAATTTAACTTATGGATCAGTTCCATTTACAAGTGTTTTATTATTAATTGGTATAAACTCTACTGGTGCTCCTTATAAAGAAAGTGATAAAATAAGCTCAGCTGCAAATATTTTTTCTACTTGTGAAACTTCTTATAACATTATAACAAATATTGCCGAAAACGATATTATAAGTATTTGGGCTGACGCAGATTCCTTAGTAGGCGATTCAACAATTGACTGTTACATAACCGTTGTTAAAGTTGCTTTGTAAATGAACCTACTCTCACTCATAATTGACCGACTCAATCAACGGGTTGCAACACATAACCTGTTCGATCAGATTTACGGCTTATCAGAACTCAATCAAAACGGTAATGAAAGGGCTTGGATAAATTATATCGGTGATGGTCAGGCTCAGGTTGTGAGCGATTATGATGGAGCAAATGGAACAATATTCTGGGCGAAACGTGGTCGTGTTTCATTGTCAAAGAATGAGCAGTATAATGCTGTAAGCTGCAAGCAATTATACTTGACTTCAATTCCTTTAACTGCTTATGCAATCGTTCGTAAATCTTCGCTCCCTTGCGATCTTGCTGATTCGGTTGATTTCGTGGCTAATCAGATCTTCAAGTATGTATCAGGCAAGGATGTTGATTTTAAACTTGCAACCGGGCTGATTCAATACGATGTAGTTCCTGCTAGTTATGGCGAGGAAAGCAAAACACTATCTAAGAACTATGAATGGGCTTGCGTAACTGTTGATTTTAATATCGAGATTACCTCAGATTCAAATGATGGATGTTATGCCCCCTGTGATAATGTTCCGCTTCCTCCTTATAATCCTCCTGCTGGCACTTGCTGTAATATTGCAGTCTATGACGAAGGAGAAATAATAACAGAATCGGTTACTCAATTTAATTTCACAGGCGAAGGAGTTACGGCTACATCGGTCGGTGGTGCTGTTACAATTACCATCACAGGAGGTGGCTCGGGTTCTGCCGAATGGGGATCAATTGCTACTGGAACAGGTGTTGCTTCACAGTCTGATTTAGTTTCTTATTTGGCTGCGAACTTTTATCCGTTAATCGGAAATCCATCAGCGTTTTTGGTTGCTTCTGCCCTTGCACCTTATCTTACTTCAGCAAATGCAGCGATAACTTATTATCAAATTCCAACGGGCAACACTTCACAGTATATTCGTGGCGATGGATCAATTGCTAATTTTCCATCTGTTGGTTCGGGAACGGTTACATCAGTTGATCTTTCAATGCCGCCTGCGTTTACTGTTTCAGGAAATCCAGTTACAGCAGCAGGAACGTTAGCCGTTTCAGCAGCAGGAACAGCATCGCAGTATATCAGAGGCGATGGACAATTAGCCACATTGCCAAATAATTCAAGCGGTGGTTCTTCGATAAGTTATTACCTCAACGGTGGAACGGCTGCTAGTGTTGCGACTTATTATCAGATGAGCAAAACGGCAGTAATCGGAGTTGGTGCTGATTTTTCTCTAGCAGGGAATGGTTTAATTTCTCAATGGTTAACCGATGCTAATGATCCGAACAGGTTAGAAATTGTCGCAGGGAGTTGGGATTTTCAATTCTACATGTCCGCATCATCATCGGGCGGAACACCTGCATTTTACGTTGAACTTCTAAAATACGATGGAGTTAATTTTACAACGATTGCAAACAGTTCTGCCGTACCTGAAAATATAACAGGCGGCACTTCGATTGATTTGTACATCACATCACTTGCAATTCCGCAAACAACGCTACTCGTTACAGATCGGTTAGCGATTCGGGTGTACGTCGTTAATTCGGTAATTGGCAGAACAATTACAATGCACACCCAAGATTCACACCTTTGTGAGATTGTAACCAATTTTGCAGGAGGAATCAGCGCATTAAATGGATTGACTGAAAACACTCAATATTTTGCCGTTGGAACTAGCGGAACTGATTTTGCAATAAATTCCTTAACAGACACTCACACATTTAATCTACCAACAGCATCAGCAACTAACAGAGGTGCATTAAGTTCGGCTGATTGGTCAACTTTTGACAGCAAACTTTCATCGATATCAGGAATTGCAGCAGGCGGTGATTTAACGGGAACATATCCGAATCCAACAATTAAAACTTCGGTGGCATTAGCAGGAAGTCCAACTACAACTACTCAACTACCATCAGACAATTCAACTAAGATAGCTACAACAGCTTATGTTGATTCAGCTTCTTTTATTAATAGAATAGCCCCATCCATCAAACAAACATTTTGGAATAGAGTTAATACATCTGGCGCAAGTGCTTGTGTTTACTGCCCTGTAAACGATGTATTGTATGTAACCAATGCAACAACAGGCTCGGTATATTGTTTTAATGTATCTACGGGTGAACTTAAAGCTACAATAGTAGTAACAAATGCCGCAGGGGTTTTTTACTTGCCATTAAAAGGCGAGATTTATGTATCAACTACAACAACGGGTACAATTACTAGAATTTCAACAGCAACATCACCTACATCTTTAGGGACTATTGCAGGAAGTGGAACACTTGGACTGTTTTTAATTGAGTATAGTGCAACAAAAGTTTTTATATGCAATCAAATTTCTAATACCGTAACTGTAATTGACCCAACAGCCGCAGCAGGGGCAGGTGCAGTTGTGGCAACAATCTTGGCGATTGCATCGCCAAGAGATATGACCTTAAATTCAAATGGAAGTAGTGCGCAAAATAACAGAATTGTAGTTTCAACCGATACAGGTGTTATTATTATAAACCCATCAACGAATGCCGTTACTGCAACTGTTACAAATGTTGGAGGCGCAATAGGCTCAGGTAGGGATATAGTCTACATTTCATCACTTGACTTGTATGCGGTGGCTGATTTAACAAATAACAGAGTAGTTTATTTAGCTCCTGCAACAGCAACTACTTTTACTGCATCTGCTTATACATATTCAATTCTGCAAGCATCGGGATTGGTTTATGATTCGGTAAATAATAAATTGTTTTGCGCTGGGCTTCCTTTTGGTTTAGCTACTAATAACCCTATTTCAATATATTTCATAAACCCAACAACAAAAGCCTGTGAAAGGGTTTTTCAAACAGTCGTTTATAGCGGTTTTAGTATTTTTAATCCTAAAAAACCAACAATAAAAGCAGGAGGTAGTTTGTTTATAACAGCCGGAGGTTCTGAGGCATCATGTGAATTAATTTATGCATAAAATATGTGGATACAAATTGATACAACGGGTTCAGTAACGGGTGTGATAGGGGCAATTCTAGCTTACGGAGAATTTGAAGCACCTGAGAATGTAGATAATATCTTCATTGATGAGAACTCGCATTCATTGGAAACTGAAAACTACACACCAAGCGAAGATGGCGCTTACAATCCCAATGGCTGGACACCTAAAGAATAACTATCTTTGTGAGCATGTTAGACAGGTTGGCTTTAGTTTCGGACTCTATTTTGTACTTTGTTTGTGACCCGAATTTTCGGGTAATTTATTCAAACAACTTCTTTCAAAATACAATCGACATCACAATAGGGGCGAACTTGTTAGATTTCCTGCACGAAGAAGATACTGCCAATTTTCTCAAGGTTGTCAGCAAGAAGAAAAATAATGTTTCGGTTAAGGTCAAAGTAAAAGGACACCGCTACGAACTTTGCAGATTTACTTTCGATACGCTGTTACATACTCACCTTCATTTTATCGGGGTAATTCTTGAAGATACACCTCAGACTAATAGAGATGAAATCAAACGCCAAAAGAAAGCCTTAGAATCAATCAAGCATTTTATTCATCATGAATTGCTTTCTCATCATTCAAAGGTTGAAGGAGGGCTGCAATTGCTTGGATTGGCTACTAATGAACTTCAACGTAAAGAAGCGATACTGATAATTGAAAACGCATCGGCTGCATTACGGTTGGCTATTATGAACGCAAATACTAAGATATGAAAACGATTCTGTTTTTGCTGCTTTCGCTGTCTGCTGTCGGGCAAAAGTATCGAGTTCGTGCCGTCCAAGATTCGGTATTCATTGTTGATACTCTTTGCGCCCAGTGTCAGCTAAAGGTTTGGAGTCCTTACGTTAAAGACTTTTTGCTCACCTTAACCAATCCAAATGGATACGTAGTTGATGTTTTGCAACCTCATCGCAACGGATGGAAAAGAGGAACTGAAATGCAAGGTTGGTACACATTCGATTTAGTTTGGTTTGATTTTTCGGGCAGGAGATCAACTAAGTTAGGAAGGGTGTTGGTTTTATGAATCGTTACTTAATCGGCGCAATCTTAGTTCTGTCATTTGCTTTGATCCTGAGCACTCAAAAGGCATGCGATTACAAGACAGAATCCGACCGCCACGAATCAAACGAATACGCTTTAATGAATCCAAGTGAGGGTAGAGTTGTGAACTTAACCCGTGAACAGTTTGAAGATAGGTTAGGGTTCAAGATTGATTCGCTTAATCGGCTGCATGGTGAACGAATGAAGCGAGTACAAGGACTTACTACTATCAAAACAAAGATAGTTCGCCAAAACGTACCAATGGAGGTAATTCGATATGATACAGTTACACGCATAAGGCAGTTAGCTTATCTTGATTCATGTTTCTCGGTTTCGGTGGTTGATACTACGCTATCCATCTCATTTTCCGACACCATCCAAATCGTAAACTATCTCGGTAAACGATCTAAGAAGTTTCTATTTATCAGATACGGCAAACGGCACGAACACGTTAAGGCATTTAGCAAATGCGGAACGGTTGAGGTTGGGAGTTTTAAAATCATTAAAGAATGAAAGAAGCAATCGAATTAATCAAGAAGTTTGAAGGATGTAAATTAGTTGCGTACCAATGCAGCGCGAAAATTTGGACAATTGGGTTCGGTTCGACATTTTACGAGAACGGCAGTAAGGTTCAACCGGGCGATACAATCACTCAGCATCGTGCAGAATCGCTTTTATTAATCACGGCTAACAAGTTTGCAGTTGAAGTACGAAAGCTCGTTAAATCGAATCTAAACGATAAACAAATGGCTGCGCTTATTTCATTTGCTTTTAATCTTGGAATCGGTGCATTGAATAAATCAACTCTTTTGAAGTTGGTTAACTCAAATCCTAGCAGTCCTCAGATTAGAAATGAATTTATGAAGTGGATTAATGCCGGAGGTAAACCTTTGAACGGATTAATACGTAGACGAAAGGCTGAAGCTGACCTTTACTTTAGTTAAATGGCAACCCGTAAAAAAAAGACTTGGACTGATTACCTTACATGGAGCAATGCCGGACTGCTTATCGTTATGCCTATCCTAGCTTGGTTTGCTTTCGGACTTTTAACGGGCAAGATGAAATCTGAAACCGCAGCAGCAGGAATGATTACTTGGTCAGGTGTTGGTACCGGTCTTGCATTAATGATTCAACAGTTTAAAAAGAAACCTGATGCGGAGTGATTCAATAGATGGACGTTTAATGTTTGGGAATTTCACTCAACTGTTCTATCAGTACGATATTGATTTGGATAATCTGCCTGTTACGCTTCCAAATGGAATGATTCTGCTGCGTTCTGAGTACAATGGTGTTGATAGCTTGAATGTGTTCTACAAATGGAGCAAACTGCCTGATTCAAAGCCTATGTTCAATTCATACACTACTTTTGATTCCCTAACTTCGCATTACGTGAAGATGCCTGTTACTGCGCCAAAGTATCACACGGAATTTTACCAACACCCTAGAACACCCGAACTAGAACTTGAATCAGCCGGGCAACTTACTTCTTATTGCGGTCTTTCGCTGTTTGTTGCGGTTTGGCTCGTTTGTATATCCGCAAAACTGTTTCGCCTATCGGTCTGAATGGTGGTTTATTAGGTGGGTTTGTATCGCAAATTAGGGAGTTAGGCGATATGCTAAAACAACCGCACTTGCGACACGAAATCATCGTATCTTTTGCACGATTTGTTAAAATATTCCTCATCAATTTCGCAACCTGTAAAATGTAAATTAGCTTTATTAGCTGAAATACGAGAACTGCCTGAACCCAAATGCGTATCTAAAACTTTCATTCCTTCTGTTGCAAAGTGTTTAAAAATAAAGTCATATAGATAAATAGGTTTTTGCGTTGGATGAAATCTTTGTTCTTGACCTTGAGTTCTTTGTTTACATATTTTAGCAACTTTATCAAATGAAGTCCAAGCATACTCTGCCATTGCAAAAGAAATATCTTCTGGTTGTAATTTATCCCAAATAATAAAACATTTGTTTGGTGGTAAATCAAAGTAATTACCTCCCCAAATAATCTGTTCTTTTGATACTCTAAATAGTTCTATAAAATATTCCATTTCGGGTATTGATAAATCCCAATTACCATTTTCATTATGGTATCTTTTAAATCTTCCTCCACTATTTACTACACTTTCTCCCAAACCATAAGGTGGGTCAACCACAGCCAAATCGAAGTATTTATCAGGGTAATGTTTCATTAATTGAATACAATCCATAAGATAAACTTCCGAAGAAGCACAATCGCCTAACACGTGTTTGGCAATATGCGGGGTTTGGTGTTTAATTATTTGTTCAGTCATTTTTGTTATGTATTGTGATTAATCGAAAGTTTTGCGTATTTTTAACCCGCACATCGCCAAGCACGGGAACGTTAGGTGCAATGCTATTTCGACCACGCACTATCATTTTTCAACATACGAAGGACAGCAGGAAAAATGTGTTGCAAGTCATTGGCTGTCATACCACTTTTTTCAGCGACTACTGCCATTTGATGTGCTAACATTGCTTCGGCTTCTGTATCTTCTGTGAACAGCCAATTTTGAACCATTGGGTGAGCAGGGAATACTTCTTTAACTCCCTTTCTCCATTTGAAATTTAAAACATTTTCCATTTTTATTTGAGTTTGTGAGAAGCACTGCACCTAACAAGGTATTGCCAAAAGCAGGGCATTCTCGGTTAATTAATTATTTGTACTTCTATTGGGCATTTGTGCAAGGTTGAAACTTTCGTGTTCCAAATCCCTGCCTTCGGCAATACCCGAACCGTTATGCGTCATGCCTCCCTGCTTCGTAGATAGTTTTGTGCTTACTGAACCGTTTTATTAAAAAGTTTTTCCAACGCTCTTTAATAAGAGTAAATTCAGTTATCCCATTTTTAAGTAATAATTCGTCTCCGAGCGTTAAATCAAAATAGATATTCTGTAATTGATGTAAATATTCAATTTGTATTCTGGCTTTTATATCCCACCTAAAATAATGCAGCATCTTATCTTCAAGCGAAAACGAGAATTTAATATGGTCAAAGCCACCTTCGTGACCAATCCGATAAATACCCTTGTCATAAATAAATCCAAGTTTGAATAATATTTTGTCCGTAATAATCACAGGAGTAAATATATCCTCTGGAAGTGGCACGAATATTCCCGTCATTATCGCCAAATGTCCTGCCGTAACTTTATTTATTTTACCGTATCGTAAAATGTAATTTCCAATTCTTAATTCTTGTGGTCTCATTTTTTTTGTTTTATTTATGATTAAATTAATTGCCAACGCTTTAAAACTTTTTAATAAAACTACTTTATCGTTTCATAGCAACTTCCGTGAATGGTACGAACGCATAACAGCACCTACCAAAAAGGCGGGGTTATGTGGTTCATTGGTGTTTTTTTCTTCTATCATAATTTTATTTTTAAATTGATAATTTCGTTTTCTAAATCCCGCCCTTCTGGTATGTGCAAAACGTTATGAGCAAGTAACAACCGAGCATTTGAACTAATCGGAAATTCCGAACGGTTCGTTTATCATCCTTCATAGAAAGTATCATCTTCGTTATTATCAATCCTTTTTCGTGATCTCTTGGAGGTCAGGATGGAAATCATTGCAGCCCAAGTGATAAGAATGCCAAGAACTATGTAGTCTTTCATCGTGCTTTTATTTTAAGTTGGTTCTCCTTATGGCAGTCCTTTATTGCCTTTAGCAGTTCAAAAGCTAATTTAGGTGTTATATTCTCTCTACCTGTTTCTATTTGCGATATAAACGAGGCATTCGCATAGCCCATCGCATCGGCAATCTGTTGCTGTGTAACTCCTTTAAGTTTTCGCAGCTTCCAGATTTGGAGGGAGAAAGGTTCTTTTGATTTCATGCCGACAAAGTAACGCAAATTAAATTTAACAATTCCTATTTATTTTATTAGGAAATTAAATTCTTTTTTATAACCTTTGCCCCTCACTTAAAAACTAAACGATGAAACCAATTCAACCAACAAATCTTCAAGTCTTTGCGATGGGCTTGTCTGCTATCATTGCAGGTAGTATGCTTTGCTCCTTTATGTGGGCAGTAATTGATTTAACTTTAAAAAACAACTAATCATGGAAACTACACCCATAAAACAAACCAATTCAATCAAATCATTCTTTGAACAAGAATCTGTAAAGAATAGATTTCAAGAAATGCTAGGCAAGAAAGCAACACCGTTTCTTGCTTCAATCGTTCAAATCACAGCTAACAATTCGATGTTGAAGAATGCCGATCCGATCAGTATTTACAATTCAGCATTGATGGCTGCAACTTTGGATTTGCCAATCAATCAGAACTTAGGATTCGCATACATTGTACCTTATGGTAAGGTGGCTCAGTTCATGATTGGGTGGCGCGGAATCGTGCAACTTGCTCAAAGGTCAGGGCAATATTCAGCAATCAACGTAATTGAGGTATACGAGAATCAATTTGAATCGTTCAATACTTTGACCGAAGAAATCAAAGCTGACTTTTCAATACCGGGCGATGGTAAGGTGGTTGGATATGTAGCCTACTTTAGATTGATTAACGGATTCGAAAAGACTTCGTTTTGGACAATCGACAAAGTAACCAAGCATGGCAAGAAATATTCCAAGTCATTCAATGGCAGTTCATCACCATGGCAATCTTCATTTGATGAAATGGCAAAGAAGACCGTTCTAAAGTCTACCTTATCAAAGTGGGGCATTCTGTCAATCGAAATGCAAACTGCTGTTAGAGTTGATCAGGCGGTCATTAAGGACGAACTAGGGAACGAGGTTGAATACATAGACCACGAGGAAGTAAAACCTGATCCAAAGATTGACCGCATGAAAGCATTAATCGAATCAGCAACAACAACCGAAGAACTGGACAAGTATTCTGCTGATGTTCCGGCAGAACTGCAAGAGATGTTTCAAGAAAAGTACATGACCTTATTAGACGCGAAATGATAGACTTTAGCAAGGTATTGTTCAGATGCAGTTCACTCGGTAAATTAATGACAGAGCCTCGGAGTAAATCTGAGGTTCTGTCTTCAACTTGCATTGATGAACTTATAAAGGTGTACGCGAAAGTGAAGTATGGCAGAAGCCGGGATATCACTTCCAAGTACTTAGAAAAAGGTATTGCGATGGAAGAGGAGGCAATAACCCTGTATTCAAAGTTCAAACGGGATTATTTTGTGAACAACAAAGCGAGGATGTCAAATGCTTTTATAACGGGTGAATGGGATATCTTGAAAAACGAGATAGTAACCGACACGAAATGCAGTTGGGATTTAATCACATTCTTAAAGGCTACTAAAGGCGAACTAAACAAAGACTACTTCTATCAATTGCACGGGTACATGAGTTTAACAGGTGCAAAGTCTGCTGTTGTTGCCTATTGTTTGGTGAACACTCCTGAGAATCTTGTTCAATCTGAGATCAAATCAACTTGGTATAAGATGGGATGTCCTGATGAATCGTCTGACGAATGGCAAAATGTGGTGCAAGAAATCCAAATGCTCGGAAAATACGACGATATCCCGGTATCAGAACGTGTATTTGAGTTCGAAATTGAGCGAGATGAGGCTGTAATTGAGAAAATAAACACTCGTGTAAGTCAATGTAGGCAATGGATGCAGGAAAATTTTAAATAATTCTTTGAAATAGTTTGCAGAATAGAAAAGTCTTTCTATATTTGTCAAACAAAACAACGACAAAATTTAAAAGCCATGACAAACAAAAGATTTTACCCAGCAAAAGAAAGAAAAAACGACTTCATTGTAAGTGTTGAATATTTACAATTTGATATTGTAGCACACACAAGAAGAAAATCAGTTTTGAAAGGTAAAAAAGTTTTAGGAATAAAGGCTTGGGATATTGAAAACCCAAACTACAAAACAGAAGAACAATATAATAACCGAATTTGCAAATGTGCAAGTGATAGATTAAAAATAATAACTGTGAGTGAATTTGTTTATGAAGATTAATAACAACCAAACCAAACAAGCCTCTGCAAATGGTGGAGGCTATACTAATAAAACCTAAAAAACATGAGCGCAGATATTAAGATCACAGATTTCGTATTCAAGCCAATCGGTTACGGGCATTACAAGGTAACTTATCAGAGTCCAATAACAGGTAAACAATGGACAGATGCAACTAATGACATGCAGTTGATTGATCTCACGCATGGTTCACCTCATCCAACGAGAAAGGATTTAATGAAACTTAAAAATGTATGCAAAAACAAATAAAACCAACCAGAGGAGGCACTCGCAAAGGGGCGGGTGCTAAACCGAAATACAACGAACCAACAACAACTATTGCATTCAGAGTTCCTGTCAGCAAAGTTGAAGAAATCAAATCACTTGTAAAATCCAAACTAATTAAATACTTGAAACCATGACAATCGAAGAATTTGAAAAACTAGCAGAACAGCAACTAAGCCTTGAAGAAATTGAAGCCAATAATTATGCAGTTGGAATTGAGAAATTCAAAGGCAAAGAATGTGAATACAACTTTTACCTAGTTACAGAAGAAAAGTCAACCACAGGAACTCATATAGAACCACTTAAAGCAATTTTAAAAGCAATTTTTCAATTATGAGCGCAATCCACCAACGAGCGCATGAACAGGCTAGGAAGTTTGTCCATCAGCATCACTACATGTACGCAACAGATGTCGACTATTGGGTGCAGATTATCGCAATTCAACTGCTCAATTTCCATCAGGAAGAAACGAGAGAAGAAACAGAAAACATTGAACGAGAAATAGCTAGGTACTTATGAAATCAACTCCCAAAAGATACCGCGACACGCGATCTGTTCAATTTCAGGGGAATGTCTATGATGTTGAATGTTATATTTATCCGGGCGAAATTGAAACGCGAGATTATCCAGGCAGCGGTGATGACATCGAACTGATCTCAATCTTCTGCAATGATGAGGATATAATGGATTCGCTAACAATTGGAGAAATAACCACACTTGAAAATTTAGCTTTGGGGTTATGACCAACCAAACTATCTACAAACGGGCGCATGAATTGACCTTTGCGCAGTTTTGCCGTTGGATGCGGAAACGTAAAAACCGTGATTCCAATAATGCTTCCAACGAGCCTTTCTCCGTGATCGAATGTAATGAGGTTGGCACGAAGAAAACAATAGTAACAAAATTAAAAGGCGCATTGCCTATTTACGAAGATCAGAACTAAAATGTTTAACTAAAACCAAAAACAATGACACTAAAAGAAATATTACATTCCATAGGTAACAGGACAGTTACTTGGAAGCAGCTAACAAAGAAACTAACCGATTCAGGATGGGAAGCAGAACCAACGATCAGGCATTTATTAAAGGCAGATAGTCTTTCAAAGATTGACAAAGGTCTGTATGTGGTCGGTGAACGATTCAAAATCAATCATGGCATAAGTAAGCCAGAGTATAAATTTGAAGAACCACAAATCAGATCAGTCAATCCGATATCACTTGAGCAGGCAATTGAGATATGCAGATCTCATGGAGTTGATTGCAGTAGGGTAACATCGGTAAATCATGGCAATGTTCGGGTAGTAACACGAGTAATCCTATGAGCAAATCAGATCTTCACTTTCAACTGGTCAAATTCTGCCAAGAAAAGAACTACAAGCTAATTCAAGAATACAAGTTCAATTGTGATCGAAGATGGAAAGCTGACTATTTTATTCCTGAGATGAACCTACTAATTGAATACGAGGGATTAGGAGGCAACACCCGATCAGGTAATGGAGGTCATCAAACCAAATCAGGCTACACTTCCAACTGCGAAAAATATAATTCAGCATGCATTCTTGGATATGACCTTTTGAGGTACACAGCATTGAACACAAATCAAATGATAAATGATTTGGAAAAGTTAAAGTAATTTTTGTATATTTGAATCGTCCAAACGGACAATCAAGCAGGCTGGAATCTGATTGATAGAGAAACTTAAACATCCCTGTCAGGGAGCAGAGCCAACAGAAATGTTGATTCCAACTGCAAACTGACAGGGATTTTTTATTGCTATGAAAATACTCGAATATCGATCAAATTTTAAATGATTTAAACAAACTAAAAAACAACGAAAAATGAAAGATCAAGATTTAAGTAAAGTAATTGAAACAAAATACAATGGCTATAATTTTCGGTCAAGAACTGAAGCAAGATGGGCTGTATTTTTTGATGCTCTTGAAGTTGACTATCAATATGAACCTAATGGATTCAAGCTGCCAAACGGAGAATATTATTTACCAGACTTTTACCTTCCCGAATTTGGTGGTGGTGGATACTTTGAAGTAAAGCCGTTGGTTGAAAACGAAAGGCAATGGATGGAAAAATTGGAAATGCTTTCAGATTTAACTAAGCAAAAAGTATTTATTTTGAATGGGCCGCCAGACTTTAGGTATTATGGAACTTACGATAGACAAAATAATTGGTGGTATTCAGTAATATTTTGTGGAGGTGATGGAAATTATTTTAACAAAAGCGGATATTATGTTGATCCAGATGATACGATTGGAACTAAGTCAGAAGATTTCGGAATTACTTTTTCCGATCCTTATTCTGTTTATTGGCGCAATTATGTTAATGCTGTAAACAAATCAAGAAGCGAACGATTTTAATTTAAACAACTATGAAAAGAAAACAAATTACCAAGTTGAAAAAAAGAGAAAGAGAATTGATTTTAACTGCTCTTTTAATTAGGGATAACGAACTAAGAGTTCAAATTCTTGATACATTCGATATGTATGATGCATACCCTACGGAAAATTGCACGGAAAAAGAAAAGCAATTTATTCAAGGTAGGATGCAACACGCATTAGATATTGCTGAATATGCATTTCCAGAGAAACCTGATCTGAATGAATACCCTAATTACTATTCTGATTTTGTTAATGAAGTAATTAAAGAATATAATCAAGATAGATTCTTACCATTTTAATTCGTATATTTGAATCCGTTAAGAGGTCGTATCCTTAACGTGTAAAAACTTTAACGCCCTATGAGGGCTGCGAGGCTGAGAGAAATCAAAGCCGATACGACCGCAGCTTTTATAGGGCTTTTTAATTTTATGAAAGTAGTAGCACTTGAATACAGCGATGAGCAACAATGTTTCCATTACAATATGGATGGAAGAAATCAAAATTCAAACGGTTATCGAACCATTGCTTACCAAATTGATAATGAAAAAGCAAATGAGTTTGTAAATTACATTGACACGGTTTATCCCGGCAGAGAATTAACTGTTGGGCAAATGGAACATGAAGCAGATAAATTCTTTTCATAATGGACGAGCGCACCTCATTTATCTTTTATAAATCATTCTATGAATCTATAAAAGGACTAAAGAAAAACGAACAATCTGAAATTTTCAAAGCAATTTGTGAATTTTCCTTTAATAAAGTTGAACCTGATTTAAAAGGTTATGCAAAATCTGTTTGGATTTTAATGCGCCCAAACCTAGAAGCCAACTACAAAAAGTACGAAAACGGCAAGAAGCAAAAGGGAAGCAAAACCGAAGCAAACGATAAGCAAACCGTAAGCAAAAACGAAGCTAATGTAGATGTAAATGTAGATGGTAATGTTGATGAAAATGTAAAGATTAATAATGTCGATTATAATTCCGGTAAGTGGTTCAAAAAAGTTGATGCAAATGGATTCATCGAAGCCGTTAATAAATTCTTAACCGATAATGCAAATCACAATTACCCAAGAATACTAATCGAAGATTTTATAAACCATTATACAACGCCAAATGAAAACGGTGGGATCAGGGTAAATCAATTCAGCAGCTTTGGGATTCAGAATAAACTTTACGAAATGCGAACCGATGTAAACCGAAAAGACAGGTACATTATTAAACCAACATCCTCAATCAAAACAATATGACCTCAACAGTTGAAGCCCAAAAAATTGTCTTAGGTACGATTCTTATGTACAAAGAGGCACAAGATAAAATAGAATCACAAACCAAACCGCAATACTTCACGGATGAAAACTGCAAAACGGTTTATCTTGGAATTACTAATTTGCATAATGACAAAAAGCCGATTGACATAATGTCGCTTGGGATGTATTTCAAAAAGAACAAGCCCGAATTTACATTACACACAATGGCTACGACTACTCAGTCATTTGTCCCGATTGAACGGTTCGATGAATATTGTTTATTGCTTCAGGATGAATACATCCGAACCGAAATAATCGAAGCTGCTAAAAGTGTTTTGCTATTCGCAGCCGAAAGCCATTCATCCGGTATTGAGATTGCCGATAAACTGCAAAAGAAAATAGCCGAAATCTCATCTCTATCTTGGAACAATGAAAAGGTAATTTCAAATGTAGACCTAATTAACCGATCAAGAGAACAGTACCTACTTGAAGCTGAAGCAGCTAAAAACGGAGTAACACCTGGAATAACAACAGGATCAACAAAGATGGATGAACATACAGGCGGTTGGCATAATGGTGATTTGATAATCTTATCAGGCAGACCGGGAATGGGTAAATCAAGGGCAGTTATTCAAATGATCAGAGCAGCAGCCAATGCCGGTAAATCACCACTATTCTTTTCACTTGAAATGACCGAAGAAAACGTGAACGACATAATGATAATTGGTGAATCCTTTGAACGTATAAATCCAAAGGACTTACGTTCACGAACATTGAATGAACGCCAAATGGAGCATAAGGCGATCGCTGAGGGCTTTTTATTAAAGAAACCTTACTACATATCAGGAGAAAGACAATTAAGCCAAATAAAGGCTATTTCAAGGCGATTTGTGCGAGATAACGGAACGGGAATAATCTTCATTGACTTTCTGCAAAAGGTTGAGCCAATCGGAAAACACTTTAGCCCGGTCAATGCAGTTAGTGAAGTAGCTGTTGGATTAAAGAACTTAGCAAAGGATTTGAACATTCCTGTGGTTTCGATTGCATCACTATCTCGTAAGGTTGAAGATCGGGGAGGATTAAAGCAACCCGAAAACTCTGATCTTCGTGAATCAGGAACGATTGAATCCGAAGCAGATATGATACTTCACGCATGGCGACCAGCACATTATGAATTTACAACCGGGAAAGATGGTGAACAGTTTGTTGGCAATGAGTTCTTTTGGCTTAACGGAAAAGGTAGATTTACTGAAGCTGCAAACATTCTGCTTTATTCGGATAGATACCTAGCCAACTTTTACGATGAACCGATCGAGATAACTCAAAAGGCTTTTAACACCTTACAACCAAGCACCAATTTTTACGAACCAACAACAGAACAAACACCTTTTTAATCATGGGAACAATCTCCGTTAATGCATTCCGTCAAAACACACCCGACCGATATGAACGAGTTGGAGCGATGTTAGAAGACTTTATCTGCAATCACACTTCGATAACTGAACTTTCAGTTACTTACAAGTTATCATCCTACTCGGTTAACTTCTTTATTCAACAGTACTTTGGCAAACCTGATCAGCCGTACATCGTTGAGATCAATCTTAATTTACCCAAACGAGAGCCAATACCGATCAAATTAAGGGATCTGCACAAGGAATATTTATCAGCATGTGAAAAGGTTGAATTACTCCGTGAAGCAATTGATAGATTCGAAAATAACCTTTAACGGATTTTTGCGTACTTTTGTTTAATGATTTACAGAAACATATCAGAAATAAAAGCAAACCCAAAAAATCCGAGAGTTATTCGGGATGAGAAGTTTGCGAAATTGGTTCAATCGCTCAAAGACTTTCCTGAGATGCTTGAAAAACGACCGCTTGTTTGCTTTACTGATACAGATAAGAAGTTGGTTGTACTTGGTGGCAATATGAGATTAAAGGCAGCAAATGAACTCGGATTGATCC